TTACCCTCGTCTTTACGTTAGGGCTTCCCTGAATTCATCCGGTTTGCACCCATCGATTGCTCGGTGGGGTGACAACGTTGAGCGTTCAGTTGAGGCATGCTATGCTTTGGAAAGCTGTTTATGAACAACATGGATCCAAAACTTGTTCCTGGATTTGGTAACCTTTACTTAACGGAAGAGGGAAAAGCTTTTGAAAAACAACTTGATCCCGATAATCAAGAATATTTTCAAGAGATCCCCATTCGTTCAACCAGTGTTTACGACCGTATTTCAGTTCTTGTAGATGGGAAGAGAAAACGTTTTCATCTTCATGTCTTGATGGCGGTTGCTTTCTTAGGATTAGACCTGCGTTCACATGGAACCAGTAACTTTTCCTTACAAGTTGATCACAAAGATAACGACAAGAGGAATAATCGACTTGACAATCTAGAGATCGTTACCAAACAAGAGAACTTAACAAGAGCCTGGAAGAGCGGTTGTTATAAAAACAATGGCTTTGCCAGTAAAGGAGCACCGAAGAAATCTTTGAGAAAATTTTCTTCGGAGGATGTGGCTCAGATTAAAGCTTTAAAAGAAGCGGGACTTTCTTATCGAAAGATTGCTGAAAAGTTTAACTGTAACCACGGAGCTATTTACCAAATCTTGAAGGGCTATACCTACCAGGATCTGAACTAGCTATCAATAAACACCTTGGTTTATCCTCCAGTGTCGATGTTTTTATCGGGTGAAAGATAAAGACATTTACGTCTTATCTAACACAAATTTTAGCAGGTAGTGAACTTAGATGTCACATGTACTGCGTACTAGCGTAAGGTGTTACGCCATATTTGGCACTTGCAGTGTTGCTAGAACCAGGGGATTCTGGATCAATTGCACCGCCTTGACCAAAACCTGGAACACCCATAGCACCAGGAATAGCGCCAAGTGCCACACCGCCGAGACCAGCGGTAAGTGCAGCGGCTGGAACAAGACCAGCAGCAGCAACTTTTCCGTATGAACGTGTGGAAGGACCTAAGCCCTTTTCTGGTGGTGCATTAAGAGAAGGGTTGACGGGACCTTGTGCAACTTTGCCTTTTCCGATTGTTCCAGGGGCAATTGGGGCGGCAAGAATTTGTTCCTTAGTCAAGCCGCTTGCTTTTTCACCTTTGAGTAAAGCACCTGCACGAGCAGCAAGCTCTGGCGCGTAACGTCCCGCCAGCCTTAAGCCACCATAAGCACCAAGTCCACCGGCAGCCGCAGCAAGAGCAGCAGAGCCTGGATCTTCACCTTGAGAAAGGGCGTACCCACCCGTGGCTAAGCCAGCGGCAATAGGTACGCCATAAGCTAAGCGATTACGCATCGCCTCACTCCATTACAAACAGTTTGTTGGCAACAACTTGAGGCTGAGCTTGGTTCAGAAGGCGCCAGGCTTGTGCGGGATCTACATCCATTTGCTGCTTAAAGGAACCCCAGAAGTTTTCAGGCTGTTGGGGAGCGGAGGCTGCAGGAGGTGCAGGGAATTGACCCAGGGCTTGGTAAGCAGATGTGGTGGGATAACCACGGGTCTCCAGTTGGGACTCATCCTCATACACAGGGTACGGACCTTCAGGACCAAAGAACTTCAGCGTGTAATCGCTGAGTACATCAGGATTGGTCAAGATTTCGTTGTAAGCCAGATTCTCTTGGTGCTCAGCGACAGAGAAGTTGGCGTAACGCTGCAGGACATTTTGGGCCTCGGTTCCCCAGGCAACAGCACTATCCAGCATCCCTTCCAGTTGAAGGGCGTAGTTGTTAAGAACGGCAGGTGCGTTCCAGCCGTATGCCTCAACGACGTGACGACTTTCGTTGTTTAGTTGCAGGTAATCCGCGATCGCGGTCTGCACCTCGGACGTTGGGTTCAGCCCGTCCAGGGTTGAGTAAACTGCCGAGGAGATTTGGGAAGAGCTGGGCAAGTAAGCCTGGTTGGGTGACCAGGTCTGCTGACCCAATTGTTGCGTAGCTGGGTTGCTGTACTGCTGGCCGTAATTGGCTGGAGCGTATTGAGTCGTCTGAGACGGTTGACCCTGGAACGGGGATTGAACTGGTGCGCTCAGCAGATTCACCACCTTGTTGAACGCCGACTCCCAGGGGTTGCTGTTCGGTGCTTCCGACTGGTATTGGGGGGCGTACTGCGTAGGGGCTGATTGGTAATTGGGGGCCGCCTGAGGCACCGCTTGGGGGTAACTGGTACCCACTTGATACGCCACTGGAGCCGGGCTCTGTGCCACCTGGTAATTGACCGGGGCTGGAGCCACGTAGCTGCTTGGAGCCACCGCTGCCGGGACTTGGCTCGTCTGTGGGATCGATTGGACGGTAGCGTCCTGCATAACTCATCTCCTTTTGTAGAGCTTCTAAGGTTCGATACAGATATGGAGTTAAATCCAATCTTGGATCCGCAGCCATCGGAAGATCCGGTGCTTGCGGGTGAGGAGTCTGCATCATGCCCCCCACCAAGCGAGCGAATTGAGAGTATGCACCCTGTAATTCGTTCACCATCCTGAATGGGAACCCAGATAACATCTCGGCCCTTTCCTCATCCGTCTTAGACGGGAAGAGGTATTTCAGTGCTTCAATGCTATCAACACCTAACTCCTGAAGGTTGCGAACCACGATGGAGTTGTTAAGGATGTCCTGTGTGGAATCCTCATATACAGGTCCCAGCCAACGCCATAAGATAGTGACGTCACCATCTGGAATTAAGCCAATAACACTAGGTGGGATCTGTTGTGCTTCCACGCAAGCCATCATAAGGCTCTTGAGTTGTTCGTTGTATTGCTTTTCTGCTGCTTCATAACCAGCTTCATCTTCCGGTGAAGCATCTGGAGCTAGATCTACGGGCTTCTCGAGCCCTGCCGCTGATGCAAGTGTCGCCTTGAATAATTGTTCCTCTTGGTAGATAATCAATTCAAAACAACGACATAAGCCATGTGTATAAATGGCATTTGCTTTTTTCTTGGATGTTGCAGCAACACGTCCAAACAATGATTTGTACTCAGTTGCTGTCACGCCAGCAGAAATTGATAGTTCGTCTACGCCACCAAGGGCAGTACGAATCTCTTCTCGATACTGACGAGCAAATGCGTTTTGATCTCCAGTGATTGCATCTGGAACGATATAACCAACACGGTCGTTTGGTTCCAGGTTTGCAATGACGCGTGGAACACGGATCTGACCATCAACACCACGGCTGACGGGATCAGCTTTAAACATCGACCGACTCATCGGTGATGGACTCGTAAAGCCAGAGTTTGCAGCAATAGAAGGACGCTGGACAATAGCGTCTCCCCCTGCCTCCATAAGGTCAGTCTTGGGGCGAGACGACAGAAGCGTTGGGTTACCAAAGAAGGTAATATTTTTACGCATCGTACGCATCATTTCGTCATGCGTACAAATGTGATTGGCTAGTGCGTCAAATTCACCAGTGCCCTCCGAAGAAAAACCTTGGGGATTATTGATAATTTCAACGCATGGAATAAAGCCAAGACTATTCTTGAACGTCTTGGTATGACCGGTTAATGCGTAGGTCGGCATCTCAAACGACATCTCGGAATCCGAGTGCGTCTCTTCAATCTCTCTAGGTTTGATCGAAAGCCTGATATAACGCTTTGCACCAGGACTACCAGTGCTTAGACCACCTGTTAGCGATGTAGTTGCAAGCTGATCACCGAAGCCATTGGCCTTACGGACCTTATAGCTATAGATGATTACAACTTCGTCAAGTTCACCGTCAACGTTGTAGTACGCACGGTACTCATGCTCGCGGAAATAATAGAGGCGATAATTTTGTTTTGTAGGGCGAATGTAGAAAAGGCCTTTGCCATCACACAGGAAGTACTCCCAGATTGAATCCAGGCGTGTATCAAGTTTGTTGTACTTGGCTACACGATCGATAAAGTCTTTGCGTTGGTTGCCAAAGTTATCTTGTGATGGAAAAAATTCAACTCCCTGGCGGATACCAAAGAGTTTCATCTGTGCAATGTGAGACGCGACAACACCAGTGTCTACAACAATGTCACTATCTTTATCAAGATAAGCATTGATGATTTCCTGGAGCCTGGCTTTAGCGTCTGCCATTATCTATCTCTTGTGTTAGTTAAAGCTTAGCAGTTCAAGAAACAGTTTTGCCACCAATACCTATCAATGGTGTGCTTTGCGCAAAATATTGTCCAGGGTTTGCATACTCTTGCTGTGGACGAGGGAATGCCCTGTTACGAAACTCATCCATCATCATTTCTCGTTGATACTGCTCTTCTTGTGCGTCAGGAATTACAGGCATATTCGAATAATCATATTCTCCTGGACCCATGTTAATTGTGTCACCAACCATTGGATAAGCCTGGGACACTAGGCCACCAACATTTCCAATCCCATCCACGCCTGCTGACATTTTGTAGCGTTGCTTAGGAGCAGGTCCCAGGAAACTTTCACGCCCAGGGACATCACCTGGCACAAGCGGACCTCCACCCCACACAGGGTAAAGAGGTGTTGTGTACAAGGGTGACTGCGCTTGAAGTGCGCCAGCATTGCCCATGTCAACTGGTTGACCACCGTAAAAACGCATCTAACTGCTCGCCAATCTTTTTATTTTACTCTTCTATAACCTCGTAGCCAGCAGCGTCATTTACTTTGCTAAGCACAATGCCATTACTGCGTACGTCCCAGTTGAGAATATCGCCTTCTTGCCAGCCCAAATCTTCAATTACCTCATCAGGCAAGGTGATGTACTGATCACCGTTTTCGTCCTCCTGGATCTCGAGGATGTAGCTCATTTAGCGGAAAGCATCGTCTCGATTAGTTTATCAAGCTTATTATTAATTTCGCGAAAGTTGTCGCGCATGTCTTGGATTTCTCTTAAAAAATCAACCTTTAGTACATATTCCAATGGCAAGCGTTTCAGATCTTCTTCCAAAACATCAATCCTTCGCTTTTGTGATCCTATGTAACTATAGGCTTGCTGGACCTGATCGTTATAACGACTCAAGATTTTAGATGCGGCCCAGCCGCCGCCTGTGATAGCCGATATGACGGCTGTCAAGCCGATGGCTAAGTATTCAGGTCCCACCGCACACAATGCTTTTTTCTAATTCTAGAGTTTAGTAATCAAGTTGAAGTTGCCCCTTGCGCATCAATCCGGTCAATAGATAAACCAATGCATCAACGCAGTCATCATGACTACTGACACCAAAGTTAGTCAATTCTTCAAACATAACTGTGAAGTTGCGGAAACGATTAAAGATAATCTTGCGATCTTCAAACATGCCCATGCAACCACGGAAACGAGCTAATTTATCGGCGCGGAATCCTTTGACAGCATGCCAATTCAGGTTATATAGGCTCTCGTTCGTAAGGCATACACGTTTGAAGTCGGCCTCCAGGGATGCCTGGTACGCAACCGCCTCACTCCAGATATCACACGTGGAGTAGGTCGGGAAGTAATGACCGCCTTCATCCTTGCCAAGGATCGACCAATCGTTGAGCAACTCCTTAAGGGCATCCAGTTTTTCCAGGTTGCCCATGACGCGTAGACGTCTGTAATCAATGATGTGGATCTGGTCGCCAATGCGACCGCCAAGAACCATAACAGTGTAATCATTTTTTTCTTTTGTCCCAACCGACAAGTCAACTCCAATACCAAGAGAATCAAACTCCGTTGCAATTTCCGCCTTGACAATCAGCTCTGGCGCCAACGACAATTCGTTTTGCCTGATGACTTGATTCATGTACTGGAACGAGAAAGCAATTGGTGCCTGTCGTTTCTTTTCCTTTAGGTAATCTAAAGACCACATCGATGGCCAATACGACATCTCGTCCCCAGTTTTGGGATCGTTGAGGATGGCGGATAGAACAATCTGCAGCCAATTATTCTGCGGGTTGAAAGTTGTGGCATGAATGTCATCGTGTCTAAAGCGCGTACCAAGGCAGATTGCCCGACCGCCTTCAAACATGGTGGGTGCAATCACAGCATTCCAGTTGTCCTGCATCTGTTTCCTGATGTCAGGGTTGGAGATGTCCGCAGCAGATTTGATGGCGTCATCAATGATGACCAGATGTGAACGCTTGGAGGTCACCGAACCCTTAAGGCCTGCAGCGCAGAGTGTAAATTGTTCCTCACCAGTGGTATCTATGCCTGCAAACTTGTGGTCAATGGACCAGTACTCATTACTGGTAACGTTCTTTAAAAGGCGTACGGTCGGAAAGACTTCTTGGTACCGCTTGCTTTCAATGATGCGTTTAATGGTTGCCGACTTGGAACGTGCGATGTCAACCGTGTATGACAAGTACAGGATCTGTAGCGGCAACTTGGCTGCTGTATGAACACCAATGGCCCAGGCGGTAAACAGGCCTAAAACTGTTGATTTGGCAGAACCCCGTGGTGCCAAGAGATCAACGTTCGGTCCAGCAATTTTACGTAAACAGCTACTGTCTTCGTTGGTAACAAAGTGACGATGCCATTCTTTGTGGTGTTCAGCCGGAGGTTTATCTGCTACGTATTCACAGAAAAAGCCAAAATCTTCGCGTGCCCGTTCCAGGGATTCAAGATTTCGTGGAATTCGGATTTGTTGCCTGCGAGCAGCCGCTTGTGCGTTACGACGGTATGCAAGATGTTGGTAAGCAGGCACAATAAGTATCGTTCAGTGTATTACTGAATACTACCTTATTCTTCGTCCTTGTTGTTTTTCTTCTGTTCCTTGTATTTACGAGCCTTGTCCAGAGCTGCTTTCCTTTTCTCTTTATCGGACATTTCGCTGCCGTCCTCCCTCTTGGCCTCCTTCTTTTTGAAGAGCTCCAGGAGTTCTGGCGGCATCTTGTTCTTGCTCATCTTGTTTATTGGCTTGTAAAGCAGCAATGACTTTTTCGCCGTCAGCTACTTTATCAATAACAGGTGTGGGACGACGAAAACCAGTTACACGCTCACGATTCTTTTGAAGTTGACGTGCAACATCAAATAATCGTCCAGCGATGTTTTCCCCGTATTGCGGTTGTGAAACTGGTTGCTTCATCCTTCAAGTTTACTTGGTCTACTCTTCAAGTTGCATATGAGCCCATACACTCATCGATGCTTCTTCCAGGGGGACTTCAATCGGGTCGTCTTTGAAGATGGTGAGAAGTTCACGAATGGCACGATCGGCGCCAGCCATAAGCAAGCCCTTGCGATCCTTATTGGCCGTGCTCAGCTCAACTTGTGCGATAGTACCACGCAATTCTTTTTGCATACCAGCGATGCGTGCAACACCAGCGTCACGTTTAACAATTCCGTCATCAACGTCCGCACGAAGTTTACGAATATCTTCCTGCATCTCTTCAATTTCATTCAAAAGAACCGCCCTGTGATCAGGCTTGGGATAGTTCTTTTGTACCCATAGATCACAACCTGCAATACTGCCTGTGTAACCAAGAAAACGTGCATAGAGATAGCACTCAATGACCGAATAGTTTTCAGAGCAAAAACCCGTGAACGCTTCTTCGGTTGGTGCATCAAGATTATCGACCCATTGGCCGAAGATCTCAATATCGATATGCCCTTTGGGACTGATTATAGTCTCGTGCTTCGTCTTCCTGAGCGAAGCGCTGGGCTTGAGCTGCTGTCTCACGTTGTTCTTTACCAGAGGTTCCAATGGTTGCACGTTGCTGAGCGCCTTCTTCCTTCATCTTTGCCTTGGTAGAACCAACGGAAACATCTTGGAAGATCTTAACGGCAGATGCAGCTTTACGAGCTTTTTCCTCGTCAAATAGTAGATCGTACGGATCAAGATTTTCGGGTGTCTCCCAATCAGCAGAAGTGCCTGTATACGGGGATGCCATTTTTTAAACCTCTTCTTTAGCAGGGCCGAACGCTGACTCACCTAGGTCTTTTTCTGGTTTTATTTTGGATTCAAGCTTGTTCTTTGCGTATCGATACGCCACATCTGCAGCCTGACGATAACGATTGAATTCAGCTTGTTCGCTAGAGCCAGCGTTATCAGCCTTCATGTCATCAGAAGTTAGTCATCATGCTGGCAAGACCACCGGCCATCACATCACGTTGGCGAGCGCGATTACCTTGAGCAGCTTGTTTCATTTTGGATTGCTCAAGGCGACCGATGAGAGTTTCAAAGTCTTGCAGCTCAGCATTCGACATGCCACCACCATACTTTCGAGAAGTGATTTCGTCGGCCAATGCTTGAGCCTCTGGTTCGCTCATGCCCTCACCCATGAGCTGTTCCTTGGTGGCCCTAAAATTAGTTCGGTCACCCGCACGTTGAACCGGATTTGCCAGGTAATCTCTTGTGGTGTAAGCCATTTGGACAAAGGATAGACTCTACAAGTATTTTAGTACAAACAACTTAGAAGTTGAATGCACCCATGATGCTAGAGAACATATTTGAACCCCGTTCAATATTGGCAATGTTCTTGTAACCAGCATTCACAATGCCTTGGAGATCCAGCTCTCCTTTTAATTCCATGCCTTTAATTAGCTCGTTGTTTTCATTAACAAGTTTTTGGCGTTCAGTCTGGCCAGCTTGACGAAGATCTTCAATGTCTTTTTGTATTTGAAGATTTGCGGCTTCTCTTGCCGCGTCGTACATTGGTAGGTTTATTAAGCCAGGAGGAATAGCTCCGGCGCCTCCAGCTTGAGGCTGATCGAAAGACGAGGAATTTTGTTGAGTATTTTGAGCTTGAGCTGATTGTGATGCAACTGATTGACCGCCTATAACAACTGGGGTAAAGCCCAGTGATTGTATAGCGCTTTGTTTTTCAGCAGGAGTCTGGCTAGACTGATGAATAGCTAGGATTTGTTGGGCGCTTTTTGCAAGGGCTGCCGCTTGCTTATTTTTATCCTTGTCTTCGTTCTTGTTTTTTGACATATCCGTAAGATTGCTTTGCTTTTATTTTTATTTTAACAGTATATCAATAACAAAAATAATCAAGCAGTGCCTAACATTGAAGCGGTGAGTTGTTTAACTGTATTTGGATCGTAAGCAAAGAGACCGCGCAATAAATTGTTCTCTGCGTCACGTTGCATTGTGCCATATTGAGACTCCCATGCTAAGTCGGCTTCTGATTTGATTTTAGATTGACCTTCCGGTGTAGAGGCAAGACGCCTGGAAAGTAAAGCCTCAAATGCATTGGGATCTTTTACACCCATTGCCTTAGCGTAATCAGCTGCCTGTTGCCAGTCTGTATCAGACATGGAACGCCCAAGCAAATCTTGGAATGCAGTCTCACCAACAAGCCTAAACCGGTCATAATCAACCGGTTTTGTCATCAACTTGCCCATCAACAAGTCGGGCCTGAAATTGGTATAGCCTCGCTGACCCGCTAAATAACTAATGGCATCACCAGGACTTGTTTCAAAAAGAGCCCTGGCAGTTTTTTTGATTCCTTTGCGTTCTTGCGCGGAAAGGCGAGCTGTCTTGGCGGGGTAGTCTTCAAACATCGAATAAGATGTATGATGACTTTCGTTCGGGTTAATGCCAAATGTTGACGCCATATCTATCAAAAATTATCTTAAAACTATTGTAAGACAAAAGGCTTAAGACAACCTTGCAGCCAAACCAGTCAAGTAAGGACTAAACTTACCAGCAGTCATAAACCCTTGGCTAAAATCTTGTTCTTTATTGAATTGAAATGTTGGGCTCTGCATGAAATAATTGCCTTCACGTAATGCAGCCATCTGATTTGCTTTATCACGTTCACCAAGCCAACCAGCAATTCCTACATCAACAATCTTGGTTCGCCGCGCTTCCTCCATCGCCTTCTCGGCTGCTTGCTGCTCCATAGCACCGCCAATTGCTTGGAAGCCGCCTTGTAGAGCAGTGGCACCCAACATCCATGGACCTAAAGCTGCCATGCTTGCGCCGCCGGCTGCGCCTGCACCAGCATTAGCGCCGGCGCCAAGAAAACTAAGTGGTCCTGCAATACCGGCCATAGTTGTTTACCTCTATAGGTTTATTTTATCGGACAAATCCGTAATAGTTAGGAGAAGTAACGGAAGGAATGCCTCTACCAGCACCTGCTGCAGCAATTTGAACTTGTTCAGGCAGGTACGCATTACGTGCACGGAACGCGCCACCAATTGCCGCCGGTACATCTTTAAGGAAGGAACCGATAATTTGATTTCGGATACCCATTTCATTCGCTCTTTCTGATGCGCGTTCTTGATAGGCTAAATATTTATCCGCCATTGCCTCTGATCTTTTGGCTTGCTCTAAATCACGCATGCCTAATATTCCACCCATCACAGCAAAGCCCCTCATGTCTTCGGGTAACTTTGCCAGATCTGGATTGGAAGCAAAGCTAATAAAATCAGACATGTAACTGCCTGCGATTGGTATTGTTCCGGTAGTTTGCTCGCCACCAAAACGCATCTGATCCCAGATCGGGCCACTGCTAAAAGGTTGTCCTTGCGCAAAAAAAGTCATTGGTATCACCCAAAACGAATCTGAGGAGCTTGCATGATGGCGCCAGCGTATGGATTGGTTTGCAGGGCAGTATTAGTAAGTTGGGCAACATTCTGTTGTGCGCCAAGAGCCAAGGAACCTGCTGTTGCCAAGACACCTTGTTGCATATAGCCTTGGTTCTGTGTATTCATCAATGCTTGCTGACGAACAAGATCAGCATTCTTCATTTTATTGATTAAAGGAAGATTACGTTGCAAATTAAGATATTCCTGATCGGCGGTTGCCTTACTTAGATCAATAAGACTACTGGTATAAACACCCATGTTGTCACGATATTGCGTAGTGCCCAGCTCAGCCAATTGCTTATTCATGGCCATTTGGGTGCTGAACTCACCCTCCTTGCCTTTAGTCGGCTTGCCTGTTGCTGACTGATAAGCTGACGAAGCAGCCGATGAAGTAATGCCAGGGAGGATGGCACCTAGACCCATAAGACCCAGGCCGATAGCGCTACCAACAACACCGCCTTTACCAATCATTGCCTGTCCTGTACGGCCCAGCATGCCCGCACCGACTGCGGATAAACCGGCAGGAGCGAGTGCACCTAAAGCGCCAAGGGGACGGCCTGCTTCAATTTCTTGGAGAGTTTCACCAACTGCTGGCATTACACCAACGGCAAGTGCTCCGGCTGGTAAAGCATATTTACCGTAACGCCCAAGGAATTGCTGTGCTGCTTCAGCACCTTGTTTTAAGCCTGCTTTACCTTGCTCAAATACTTGTGAACCACGTTGGCGAAGACCGGTGCTAGGGCCTGACCCAATAACTTCACGGACGTCCCCAGTTACTGGATCACCTTCATAGGTCTTGCCAGTTGTTGGATCAGTGAAAATACGTGCCATTTATTTGGTTACCTTTATAGAATAAATTCTATCACTGCATTATTTCATACTGACCAATGGTCGGTAGTTTTTGCTCGGTTGCTTTTGCAGCAAGGACAGTGTTAGCCAAGTTGCCTGCAATGATGCCAGCACCAGAACCTAATGCGGCGCCTGCTAAACCACGTTTAAAAGAAGCACGCACTGTTGGCGCGGTTTTAATTGCAGTTGCAGCACCGGCAATACCACCTATTGCTGCCGTTGCAGAAGGAATAGTTACAGGTACGCCCAACATACGCACTTCTGGTACGCCTTGTAAATTCTCTGGGGTTGCTTTTATAAGACCAAGGAAACCCTTGTCTTGATAATAATTACGCATATAGTTTCCATAACGTTCGGGCGTTAAAGAAGGAATATCTTTTTTTGCAGTCTCGTAATTTAATGGGCGCCCAGTTCGCCCCAAGAAAAAGCGTTCAAACAATTCTGGTACAGGTTGAGATGTTTCTCTACGATCTTCAGAGCCTTCTTCTGCATAGGCTTGTGCGTAACCCTTAGGCCTGAATAGCTCTCCAGGATTGAATATGTCATAGTGACCAGCGGCGGCTGTGGCTGGAATGATAATGGAAGCGCCAATAAGACCCGTCTTTGTGGGACCTAATTCTTCATATGCTTTTGCGCCAATTACTTTGCGTCCTGCAATATCAACAATGGCCCTTGGATCGTTATAACGCCAATAGATGCCTCGTGTACCATCGTTTGTAAGGTCTGTAAGTAAGCGTGTTCCAAAAGCACCTAAGGCTTCAATAGGTGTTTCCTTAAAGGAAACACCTAACCTTTTCAAATGACCTTCGTAACCAAGAGGGATTGCCTGCGATTCTTCCTCTGTTTCAGCGACCATGCTGAAACCTTCGGGTAAAGGTGCGTCAGCTTCATCTAAGCCAAGTTTTTTTGCTGGTTCTTTAGGTGCTCTTTGTTGGCGACCAAGATTTTTAACCCCTGGAACACTTTTTAAAATACTAGGGTGATATTCACCTTCTAAGTAAGCAAGACGACTGGCTTCTGCGCTTTTACTTGCGCCAGTAGAAAGGGCATTCAGTAGCTGCTGGAAACCCATTACACTACTCCTCCCAGGGTTTGTTGCATTAGCGCTTGATCTTCAGGACTTAAGTACTGAGTCCAGTTGTTGCGTTGATTTAAGAGCTGTTGAAAATCCTGAGGGTCAGGCATTCCTGCCATTTGAAAATTAGTGCCAGGGGACAGGAGTTGTTCTTGTGCCAGGTTATTGATTAAAGCGCGTTGCTCAACTTGTTGTGCAATCTGCTGCGACTGTCCAGTTCCGTAAATGAGTGGAGCTGTTACATAGCCAGCGCCAAGGGAAGTGGCAATGTTAAGGGGAGTCTCTAAAGGATGCGAGCCTTGTTGGACTGTTTTTTCTCCTGTTTTTTCGTCAATTAACGTACGCTTGGTATACGACTTTGGAGATAATTTGCGCAGCGCCCCAAGGGTCACAACGTCTGCAGCAGCATCAACAGCACCTGACGCGAGAGCTTGCAGCGGAGTTCCACCGCCCATTAAAGACATGACGCTAGCAAGTCCACCGCTCGTCAAGGCGGGTCTGGCTACTTCTTTTAATAATTGACCAAACCCTGCTAACGACGCCATGTTATTACTTTTTCTCTATTATAGACCTAGGCTTTTCCTGGCTTTTCATTGTTCTTTTTAAACGTTTCCTTGCTGTCTTCTGCTGAAGGTTTATCAAGTAGTTGAGCAACAGACTTATTATCTTCCATCTCATCTAATGCACGCTTCTCTGCTGATGCCATCATATAACCCTTAGGATCAGGGTTAGCCATACGTGGCATTGGATTACTTGCTCGCTTATCCGGATTAACGGTTGGACTGATGCGATAGGCTTCTACCCACACAGGAGAAAAGCCTGGTTGGTCCTCAGGACGCAAGGTTGTCAGAGCGCGTCCTTCGTTGAAGTCATAGCTTTCGTTGCGCACAAAACGACCGATGTCAGCAAACACCTCATATTCTTCTGGTGTATTACCAACGAAGTTGAGGCCTGGGTTCAGTGCTAGCTTACGTGTTTGAATACGACGCAATAAGTCCGATTGCTCGAATCGGCTTGGCATCCACGGTGCCGCACCACTGGATGGTTTAGATGCAAAAGAATCGTCAAAGTTGACTTGACGTTTTTTAAGAAAAGGATCCTTTGTGTAGTCAATGTAACGATCTAAAGCTAAGCGATGATCCTTTGCCATTACTTCTTATCTTTACGTTTTTTCAATCCTACCAACGTCTGACGAAGCCGTGCTTGCTTCACAGTTTTTTCATCGTACTCATCTGGATTGGATAGCACGTTTTCTTGGAGTTGAGCGGTGGTGATGCCTTTACGTTTTGCTTTAGCAGTAAAGGCACCCTCTTTCATCTCCATGCCTTGAATCCACTTTTTGTCTTTCGTTTTCTTTTCAGCCATGATTAACGATTCCTCCGTTTACCAGCACGACGTCCTGCCTGGGCCATCAATTGACCTATTTTACCCGAGAGCATTTGATCATCAACTGTAAATTGCTCAGTGGACCCCGCTGGTTCTACTCTAGAGCGTTGCGCTTGACGCGTTGTTAACTCCATGTCAACGTCTAAAGGAGCTGTAGAAACAAACTGATTTCCAAATATTTCCGGATAATTTCTTGCGTTCATTTCCCTGAGGGTCATTTTCTCGGTTTTGCCGGTTTTATTATTTCTGACCAAATGAACAGTGTCTAGTTCAGCGGCAAGTGCAGGAGATTCAAGTACTTCGCCAAAGTCATACTCTGCAATGGTCTGTGCGATTTCTTCGGTGGGAGATAGTCGGTCCATTACAGAAAGTGCCTGACGACCTTGTGCCATCGTTGGACCAACACGTGCTTGTGTTCTAGCTCCACGGAGCGATTTTGCTGCTTCTTTACTTAGTTCTGCTGGATTTGCGCCAAGTTGGCCAGCAAGATCTAAGACCGCCTGATTGAAATCAGCGGCACGCATTGGCCTGCCAGATGTCTGTGTATAATCAAGGACGAAAGCAGCAAGGCGTTTGCCGCCAATAACTTCAGGACTTAAATTACGTGTCAAAATTTGATTTGTACCGACAAGTTGAGAAACACGACGCATTTCTCCGCTGCTTGGATCTCTAACTTCAGTTTCAACAACTTTTTGAAGTGGTAGATCAGTCAGTTGAACGCCACTAGGAACATTACGGCGGGGACGTTCAGAACGGCTAGCACCAAGTCCATAGCGTTCGCCTAAGCCAAAGTCTTCGCCAGGTTCTTGTACACGGACTCGAGATTTTTCAGATGTTTGAGCCAATGTATTGGCAATTGCTAAAGCCTCACGTAAGACAGGGTTTTTACTTGGTCCGCCAAGAAATTCAAAACCTTTGGTTTGTCCTAAGTACAACGCATCATCAATAACCTTGGCACGTTGACCGGTAACACTTTCTAATGCGTTATTAACTCCTTGTAAGAAGAGGTAATTGTTCTTTGCGGTTAAACGTGTATCTGCGTTTCCTGCTGTGCGAGTGGTTGGGGCAAGCTCTAGTCCAGTATCACCTAAGCCAAGCATGCTTGCTCTAGTCTCGCCGGTTTCTTTATCAACATAAGTCCTGTCTTCAGGTACCAGGTAGCGAGCTTGCTTGAAGTACTTAGCGCCTTCGTAACCCTCCTCGTCAATCATGGTGTGCTCCTGAATAAGAGGAGCACTTCTCATGGGCAACCCTGCTGCATCGCGCACAATGCCGCCACTGTTATCTTTGACAAATGGCGACAGTAATTGATTGCGAATTGCCTGCGATAGAGTAACGTCCGAAACAACGGTTTCACCTTTTGGATTACGACGGACAACTTGATCAACAACGAGGTTTGGATTTAAGGCAGTTGTAACTTTTTTGTTACCGGGTGCCGTTAATTGAATATTTAAATTCTCACCTTTTTCCAGGGCTTCTATACGTCCTTCGGCAGAAGAAATTAGTTTTGCATTGAGATTATTTGCAAATCTGTTATATGCACTTGTTGCTTCATGCGGTGACGCAAAGTTTTTACCAGTAGCCGGATTAATGAATAAAGTGTTGCCATATTGCGGATCAGAATTTAAATGCCGCTCAAGCCCTGGATTGGCTTGTAACATAAGCGGATCAATTCTTAAGTAAGGTTGATTGGTTTTTGAAAGTTTAACTTTGTCTTGCTCAAGAGCATCCCTTGGATCGCTAAATAAAGGCCGCAGTTCAACGGAAAGATCAATTTCCTCTGTTCCACGGGCACGTGCAAGCATGCCTTCGATTTCTTCGTTGGTTTCGTTTGGTTTTAAACCAAGTTCCTTCCTGCGCTCACGGATTTGTTTCCAAGCTTCGGGAGAAATTTGTCGGGTGCCGGCAGATCCGTATTCTTTAACGCCACCAAAAGCGTAACCAACCCCTTGAGCTTTAGCTACATCTTCAGGGCCAGAGGCACTAACACCTGGCAAGCTAACAAAACCAGCGACTTCCTTGCGAGGAACAAAAGCCACTGCTTGACCCACTTCTTCGCCAATGCCTGAACCAGCGACAGACTCACTGGATTGTGTCGCACCAATATCAGACTTGCTGATTAATGTATTAGTGTCAGGATCAAAGAAGAGGGGTTCTAAATCACTACGTGTTCTACGGCTAGATGTCCTGGGGCCAGAGATTGAAACAGTTTCTTCACCTCCTTTTTTGGAAATAGAAATAACTTGAGTGGGCATTGAGGTAGTACCAGTGTACCCAAAGCCTTTGGTACTAGGTGACTGATATTCACCACCAGCGCCACCGCCGAGTAAATAACTTTTAATGGAATCAGCGTCGTCGTATTTAATAACATTTTCCTTGACATGTTGAGTGACCGCTGCGTGAATGGCGGGATCAATATCAATATCTTCAAAATTGCCAGTACGCAAAGCTTGTATTGAAGAAGATGATGACATGCCCTTGGTCAAGAGATCGGCCAAAGATTTGGGAAATACTTTTTCGTCTCCCAGGTTTTGAGCAATTACCTTTTTATTCAACAAACCAGATTCATCGAATAAAAGTTCTTGCCATTGCTGTGAAATAGGAGCAGCGGTTTGGTTTTGCCTACGCTCCTTTGCTTCTCTAAGTTTTTGTGCAGCAAGTTCACCGATACGACCACCTTCTTGTGCCTCGGCAACCATGCTGAAACCTTCTGGCAAAGGCGCATCTGCCTGCTCTAGGCCCAGGGTTGCCCTTGCTTGGTTTAACGCAAGTTGACGACGCGTCTTATTACGATTTAATTTAGCAATGAGAGAGTCGCCTACTGGCAAGACGGTGCCTACTGCATCTACCAGGGGAGAATCCTGACGCTTAAAAACAATTGGCAAACTAACAGAAGATGTGCCGCCAAAGCGTGTCGTATCAATATCAGCTTGCACAGCGCGATTAATTTCAAAATCTTGTTGATCTAATCCAGTATCTGCTGCTTCTACTTGTTGTTTGGCAACAAGTGGGGTTTGTTGTTCTTGTAACTGAGTTAAATCGACAGTTGAACGAGGAATTGCAGTTGGAGCGCCCCATGGATCAGCAATTTTTGAAGGAGCAGGTGCTGTTGACCGCAAAGGAGTCTCTTTGACCTTGCCAAGATCCGTCAGATTTACCCCCAAGGGGGCTTGTGGCGTTTTTTGCGCCTCTCGCCCACGTAATGCACGGACGCCAAGGAACCCGCCACCCAAAATGCCAGCGCCGGCAAGAGCAGCTCCCACGGCACCAAGGAGATTACCGCCTTGATCAGGGGCTTTGAGCTGATTACGGCGGAATTCCAGGACCTCTGGAGCCATTTCAGCCCTTTCTTCCGGATCTTCTGGTACCGGCACCCCGGTTGCACGGCTGTAAGCGTAAAAGTCAGCGGGTGCTAGTGCCATGAGTCCTTTATTTGCTTATGTGATCCTGTTATTTGTATTTTAGGGTATTAAAACGCACGTAGATGCGTTAAAGTAGTAGCAGAAGACGTAAGAATACCCTGAATCTAGGGATTTAACACGAGATGAACCCTAAAAACCGGGCAGAACGCGTTGTTGCATTAGATGCAATTACCGAAGAAGCAGAAAAGCTAGCGGCAAGTGGCGCTGATCCCCTTACCGTGAAGAGTTTTACGGTTGGCGCCAGGAAAGAACTAGCTGATCAACGGCCAGATGTAGAAAATTACTTTGATGCAGCCGTTGCCGCAAAGAAAGCAAAGAACAGTTTTTGATTTTAGGTAACACAAAAGTAAATTCACATACAGCCGGGGATAATACCCCGGCATTTTTGTCTGTAAATTAGGGTAAAACCTTAAATAGCGCGACACTTTTTAAGTTTTGGTACGTTGTGCTACAAAAGAAGGCCCCCTATAGGGTCAAAAAAGGATAAAAAATTATCTGAGGCTTCTCCAACACCCCACGCGTAGTGAAATACGTATAGAAAAAAAGAAAGGTGTGAGGGGTTGAAATAGTTATCGGGGGCTGCGCATCCGTAGAACGCAGAGTACCATCGCGTTTAGTTCAATGCAATTGACCAAGGAAGAGCAGAAGGTTGTTGATTTCGACAACCGTTGTCAGATGGTTGCCAGCTATCTGTGGGAAGGCAAGTCTGTCACGATGACTGCGAAGCAGCTTGAGTGGTATGACGTAACGCCGCACCAAGTGATAGCGGAGCTGAGCGGTTGGCTTCGTTCGGAAGAGCAAGAAGCCTGCTGGGAAGCGGAACATCTGTATCGTGGCAGCCGCCGTGAGCGTACACATGTTGTTTACTGCACGAAGTGCGGAGACAAGTATGTGTTCAAGGCAAAGGTTGTCAAGGTATCTGACTACGTTTGAAGGTTACCTCTTCCCCTGGGCGACCAGGGGTTTATGTAGCCCTCAATACCTGCTTCGTTGATACGAATTCGTATCGCGCGTGCGGGTTTTAGGCTTCCCGCGGCACTGATTCGCCAAGAATCGTTCTCGCGCAAGGGATCTCAGCGATTGCTCGTCAAGCTGGACGTTAAACGTAGCAGACAACTCGGCGGTCGGTCACGACCTTGGCATCCACACTTCAGTGGTGTAAGCCCAAGCTCACCCTACGGAGTAACACCGTGACCATCAACCCCACCAAGCTGCTCTCTCGCGAAGAGGTTGGCGACAAGATCATGCTTGAGATCCTTGATCTCCTTGAGCATGGTCATAGCCAGACTCTCGGAGCGCAGCACCTCCAGGTCATCAAGTCCTACGTGGACGAGATGCTGGAGAACAACTGATCCGTTAAAGCGGGTTGGGAGGTGCAAACCCTCCCACAGTTATTGCCCCCAGCGGAGATGGGCACCGCACACACGGAGAATACCCGTGACCTTCACCGTTACCGAAACACTCACACTCGCCGCCATCTTCGTGGTGGCATGTGTGATCGGTTACATCACCGACTGATCCGTCTAAGCGGGAGGCAGGGTGCAAACCCCTGCCCAGTTATTGCCACAATCCCGTGGCATCTACACCAAACGACAGTGACTCAACGCATTGCAACCTACGTGATCATCGCTGCTTCCATCATGGGTATTGGTGGGCAAGCCGTTATCTATTTGACAGATAAGGCAACTGCTCACCAATGCATCAACCATGACTGGCCTAAGGAGCATGACACACTCCACCGTAACTGGTGCATCACCAACGGTTACGACATCTGAGTTCGTATCTGAGTCCGTATAAGCGGCGTTCCAGGGTGCAATCCCCTGGTTCAGACTTGCCACAATCTTGTGGCATTTACACCACACCATACTATGGATTACACCGTCAACATCATCGAGCGTAACGGTCAGTACTTCCTCCAGGAAGTCTTTGCAATTACCGAGTTCCAGTATGTGGAACAAGTCACTGCAGGTCCGTTCCAGTCTCGATGGCAAGCAGACGTGCAGCGCTCACAGGAGTATCCGGCATACCGGGGACTAACAGATGAGTACTGCCGTCTGCAACACTGAGTCCGTATAAGCGGCATTGGCAGGTGCAATCCCTGCCTTCAGTATTGCCACAATCCCGTGGCATCTACTCAGCTCAACACTATGCTCTGCTACTACCCTTACGAAGGTGCAACCGAGCGCATCACCTGGCATGGAGGAGAATCAACCATGCTTCACTACCAAGTGCAGGTGGATGACTACAAGGGAGATCCTGACTGGATCGACCGTTACTCCCAGACACTTGGTGGAGGTATCCCTTGTGGTACCAAAGAGTTGCTGGCTGCGATGTCTGATTACTATCAGTACATCAGCCAACTCCATCTCGACACAATGGCTGGAACTATCTTCTGACTCCTGCACTTAACCCTTCCGTTGATACGAATTCGTATCGGACGGTGGGTTTTCTGCAGGCAATCAAGCCTGCTGTCCAACTCAACTCAGCTCATGACTAAGCTCAACATCCGCAAGAACATTGCTGCTGCATTGTTTAACACAGCGGTAGCTATCGACAATGCCAAGCTTCCTACCAAGGAAGATATCGGTACTAAGGTGAATGAGTATCGGCTGCGTGCAGCGGCACTCATGATGCCTAACGACATGGCATTCGTCATCCAACCCAAGCAAGGTAACTGATTCATGCAACGTAATTACTTTTCTGACGCCTGTGTTGCTCTCATTCTTGGCACTGGTCTGGGTCTACTCGCTTCTGTTGGAGTACAGAAAGTTCTCAACAGACACTACCAGGCAACGTGCCATGATCGACCAGGACACAATCTGATCTACGTCCAAGGATTCCTTGGCGATACGTACTACTGCATCAACAGTAAGTACATGAACTGATCTCTGCACTTAAGCCTTCTCATCCTTGTGATGAGTGGCTTTTCTGCAGGGTTCTCCCTGCACTACACCACACGACACCAACTGGAGACCATGACTCCTAAAGCTGTTGAATATCTCCTGACCCAAGACGCTCGTCTGCTTGCCAGGAGAGATGCCCCTTGCATCGACCAAGAACTTGAGGCGCAGCGTCAAGCTGCTCTCGAGTTATTCTTCGAGTGGCAAGACGGTATGCGTCAATTCCAAGACCTTGTTCCCTTCGTTGCCATCGTGCAGCGTAAGGTAGATCTCAACCGGGATCTGCTGCGGTGGGAACGCAAGCAACTGGAACAAGACTGACGACTACACTGAGGGGCTTCGGCCCTTCTCTGTAGTCCTCAACAAGGGCTACGTACCAATGCACACAACACCAATGACAATTACGATTAGTCCCAGGGAAATTACAGATGCTCAACAGATGTTGAACATCGAACCAAACGACTGTTACCTGGAGTTTACCCAAGGTACTGTCTATCTTTGTTGGGTTACCGACAAGGAGACAGCTCAGATGTACATCGACAACCTCTTCGAGTGTGTCGATATCAAGTTGTACGGCAATTGGATAGACATCTATGGACAACACGAACGTGAAGTCCCAGTGTCATTGCCAGATGTCAAATTGTTTGACTGCCGTTACATCCTTGCAACTAACTGACATGAAGACTATCTATCCTGTAGGAAAAGGCAAGTACATCACACTTGACTCCTACCATTCTCACGGTGAGTCGCCTGCGAATCGCCGTTGGTCAGTGGGCATTGCTCTCTTCTCCATCATCATCGCCACCATCAGTGCTACGGCACTTCTTGGCGTTGATAGTACACAAGTCAATCCTCAACCTACCAAGGAGCAAATCAATGCGACTCGATGAACACACGCAAGTGCTTGAGGCACGAATCGATGGCTTGCTCAACAAGATCATCGAGAATTACACCAAGCAATACGGTTATAACGACTTGGCATTTGACGTTGTCAAAGGCACTAAGTACTACAAGATCATTCAGCGTTCCATCAAACGAACGAACCTAGGTGGTGATGGTGGTTTTGTCCACGCATTCATCCACCGTCAATCAGGTGCTGTCTACAAGCCTGCGTCGTGGAAAGCACCGGCTAAACATGTGAGATACAATCTGCTTGACGAAACATCGTATGAGACCTGCCTACACAATGCCGATTGGGCAGGCAGCTATCTCTACATGAAGTAACGTCAATCACCTGGGCCTTCGTTGTTGAGAATCATTCGCAACAAGGATGTAAGTCCCAGCTTACCTGTAAACCTTCCAACAACATTCCAATGCGCAACCGAATCACGATTGTCAAAGAGAACAGGATCTGGCAACTCAGGTGCCAGGGTTATTCCTATGACTCAATTGGCGGCATTGTCAATTGCAATCCTAGGTACATGACGATTGTTATCCGTCGCGTACGTAGGCGTCCTCCCGTTGAGATTGATCCAATCAAACGTGGACGTCAACGTAACTTCTTAAGCGACGAGCAAGTACAAGACATCCGTACGCGTCGAGCGCACGGTGAGACTGGCTTGTCTATTGGCAATAAGTATGGCCTCACCGAATCAGCGATCTACAAGATTGCTACCGGTGTGACATACAAAGAACCAGCTTATGACTCTGGTTACAGCTACAACTTTAGTAACCGACTCATGCGCTAGTCAATACCTGGGCATCCACTGTGTGTAAGTCCCAGGCTTTACTGTCCATTTACTCAGCTCAACCCATGCTCAACTTCATATGCACCACGACAGTGTGCATTCAACAGTACCTTGGTACTGGCTATATCACATTCTCAGATGGACAACGTTTCATCTGGGATGGATTTAACCAAGACTACGCATGCACCAGTACATCACATGTCTATTACTGTGCACGTATTCAATTACCTCAGCACTTTATTCAACGGTAACCATATGGGTTACGACGTAAGTACTCATCTGTTTGCTCCAGCATTAACTGCCTACCTGCTGAAGGACCTGTTTGCATTACTGGTTCTTGAACAGGATTCAAGAACTCTTGCATCATGGGAGGAGTCATAAAGCCACCTGAAAATTCTTTGGGTCTACCAAGATTTACTGTAGCTTGAATGCTTTTATCTCCTGCCCATGTACCTTGTATTCCTACAGGTCCAACATTTATATTCCCACCTGTCGGATTAAATCCAGCAGACCAACCTTTGTTTGACTGTATGTTTAATCCACCAGGAGTTAACTGTACACTTCCGGTGTCATCTCTCAAGTTAATACCTTGTCCTGTGAAAGCATCAATCAATTGCTTAGCGCCAGGGTGATGACCACCTTGACCGCTCATTGGATCATATCCAGGAGTGTACTGTGCAGGATTAGCTGTCACGGTATTTAATAATCCCTGGAACGCAGCACCAATGTTACCTTTATTTATTTCTTGCCATCCCAAAGGATTTGTTTGCCTGAGATTTATGCCAGGATTAATTTCATCCTTGAAATCCCTGGACCCATAACCAGGCGGCACAAATCCTTTACCAGCTAACTGCATTGGTATTGGCATATACAACACACGTGTTGTATTTATAATAACAGGGGGCTGCGCATCCTATAAACGCAGACACAATCTCAACTCAAACCATGAGAGACCCTAACTTCATTGACGAGCAGCGCAACGCTGACTATCTTGACGCAATGGCTGATCTTGCATACCAGCAGGAGCAAGCCATGCGTGAAGAATTTGAACTCAACCCACCTGAACTGGAGATCTACGATGACCAAGCCTAAGTACACACTGCGTCAAGCATGGGATGACGGTGACATCATCGTCATCCTGATCGCAATCATTTCAATCATCATCACGGAGTTTGCATCATGTCTTACATCTCAGAACTCAAGAAGTTCTACCCCAAGTCCTACAAAGCACGCTTCGCAATCAATGCCTACAACGTGCACAAGTACTTCGAGCACAAAGACCCAACGGTCGTCACGGTCCACGAAACCTACCTCAGGTACGGCGGACCCGAAGAAGGAGGTTGGTATTACACCCAAGGAGACCCTCTCGTCAGCCACTGCATCTTCTGTAAGAAGCAAGCGATCCAGGTCTACGTCAAGTACTTCGAGGAGTACGAGATCGAAGACCAACGTTCTCTTGGAGATACGACAACTCGATCCAACATCGACATCAGTTTCTCCAACGAACTAGCTAAGGCATACCCTGAATCCCGTCCGTACTACTGCTGATCAATGCAAGCAACTGCAACACCTGCACTCAGTATCAATCAACGCAATCTCTATGCGTACTACCTCAATCACAAGAAGAAGTATGGGAATACACCATGCTTCGTACCTAAGCTTCCATCGCAAAGCTCAAGGCTTGAGCAATATCTCCAAGCCTTGGTGAGACTGGAAGAGTACGGATTGATACGCGTAGACAGAAGCAGTGCTAACTACACTGCATGGATCATGCTTGCACCTAAGAATGCATGACGTAGGTATTTATACTTAATATTATTCGCTATTCGCAAATAGCGAATACATGCCAATACTACAGTCATAGCCTCAATCCTGGGCAGCACTTACGTAAGTACGGTGCATAAGTCCCAGGTTTTTACCCGACTACATTACGTATGTCAGGTGTAAACCTTTGCATCTGATCTAACAACCTAAGCTCTGCTTGTTTGTTTTGCATCGGAATGCTTTCATTCCGTACAACAGATGTTAAGAAGTCCATTACTTTATCTTGTGGTGGCATAGAACCATGAGCCTTCATGTATTCTTGTTGCCATCCTTGAAGGAAAGGACTGTTATTCATTGCATATCTACCAGCTAATAACATGGACCTAAGTATGTCCTTAAACTGCTCAGTCCATCCTACTCACCATCAACTCAACCATGGAACAAACTAAGAAGTATCCTGAACTCAGCTGGACCAAGAACGAGTACCACCAATTGCGTCTTGCATTGGATGCACTTGAAGCAATTCGGAATCGTGAATCTAAACGACATCAGATGGATGCACATTTAGATCCACGTATGGCTGACGTACTTGATGAGGTGATTGGTATGTTAAGCGATGAGCTTGACTATGACCCAACACCTAGTGAACCAGGTGAACCACCCATGACAATGGATGAAATGCACAGTGCTGCGTGGAAAGAACACCAGGAAATGCATCGATAACATCAGGTAGTACACATGTATTCCCCCCTCACACTCCCCCAAGGAGAACCAGGGGGGAACCTTCTATATACATAAGTATTACCTATGCATTACATCTTTTAATACACCAATCAATCCTTGACAACCCTGGTAGACTTACACAGTCTTCTAAACCACACATCAATTCAACTCACATGACAAACCCAAACACTCCTCGCATTCCTGATTCAATTGACATCCAACGTCTTCAAGCTATGCAGCTTGTAGCCAAGATGAAAGAATCGGCTGAGAAGCATGGTATTGGTTTCATTGGGGGCTTTATATCCCCCAATGGAGAGAAATTTGTTATGACAAACATGGATGACGATGATGCCATGGCACTCATGCCGGAGGATCTCAAGTGACTAAAGATTCTGCAAAGATCAAGAAAGCTGTTGTCTCATTGCTTGAACTTGCACAAGCAGCAGGATCAACAGATACATACTCAGATTTATTTGATTGGAACGATAGAACACTTGATAAAGCTACCCATGAAATCCTTGATGTTTTATTCGATGACTAGAAAATCACCCATTAGTTTTGATCGCACCATTCATGGTGTGAACATCACTGAACATGGTATCAAGTCAGTGAGTAAACAGATCAAGCTTGGGCCATTCCAACTGACTGTCAATGCAA